AGCCCCTCGAGGCTGCGGAGATCTCCAAGGAACTCGGAAACGCGACTGCGACCGTACTCCTCTGCTTCGACTTTATTAAAGGTCAGACAAATCCAAGGGGTGATGTTTTGTGGAGCACGGCTATGAGAGCCATCCACAATCTCACCATCGATTTCTTGGTGCCATTCCCAGTGGCCATCCTTGAGGCGGGCGTGTGTATAGACAGTGGCATCATCCACTGTTGACTCACCAGCCACACCGTACTTAGGACCGTCTTCTCCTGGGGAGTTCACGTCATTGCCCTTTGCCATGACCCGCTGGAACTTAGCGGGCAGCATTGAGCGGTGGATAGATTCGCGGGTGACAACTTCGACTAGGTTTCCATCGCCGTCGCGACAGACAACATATCTCTCGAGTGGGTAGACCTTGAGGTTTTTCTTTCCGGCGTATAACAATACATTGCCAGTGACGATGAGATGCTTCATCGCAGAGTGTAGCTGCACTCGATCAGAACTTTCAGCAATATCCTGAATGATCATCCGCTCCATTTTTGCGAGAGAAAGATCAATCTCTGAGCGTATTTCAGGTGTTACTTCAGGAAGCTTTTCAAGTTCTGAATCAACAATTTGCAGCTTAAAAAAACTCGTGTTAATTGGAAAGAGAGAGTTCATTAATTTTGAACTCAAGGCGTTGCAACCTTTGGATCCAACTGATTGCCAAGGGATCGGCAGGCGCTCCCCCTTTGACAGACCATCGTCTGTAAGGAGGTAAGGGAGAGTCACCTTTGCACAATCTCTGGCTTCGTCGAGAAATGCTGTTCTGTCTGCGGAGAGCGAAAGGTATCGCGTTTGTGCAGACTCTTTCATTATTTAGGAATGTTCAGGCCAGTCTTTTTCTTAGGCTTAGTGCCTGTTGTAGCAGCCTGTTGTGCAGGTGCAGTAGCAATTCCAAGTTTGTTGGTCAGAGCGCTGAGGCCACCAGCAGATTGCTGCAACCGTTGACGCTTACCTTTCTTGCGCTTCAAGACGCCTTGTTCTTTGCCAGAAGCACTGGATGCCACAGGGGCTGCCAGAGGCAAAGGTGCATCAGGAGTTGGCGGCGGTGGGGGTGCAGGAGCGGGCGGGGCCATCTCCGGCGGATCGGGGATTTTTGGAGGGCTAGGAGCGCACATTATTCTTCGAGTAGAGATTTAATGTATTCGACAACAGAACGTTGGCCAGCCATATACATGATCTTGGCGTGTGTGTCGTCGGGTTTTGGTGTATAGAGTGGAAACATGATGTCCACCTCTTCGACGATTTTGAGGAGCTTGTTATCTCCTACAAAGATGTCATCCATATTGAGGTAGGTTTACATTGGATGCCTCAAAGAAGCTAGGCATACGTGAGCGTTGTGTTTCGGCAAGGCCAGCAGCCAAGCCACGGGTATAAAGACTGTCGGATTGATTCATCCAAAAGTCTTTGGAAAGATACTTGTTTTGATGCAAAGGCAGCAGATCAGACATGACCCAATCCACTGTGGCTTTGCGTAGCTTGTCTAAACCAACTGTGCTTTTGAGACCAAGGTCATGAGCACACATTGCGTGCGTTTTTACGTGCTGAACTTCATCTCTTGAGATGTCAGCGCTCAGGGATCTCATGCCAATATCTCCCAGGAACCTATACGCTGGGAGCAAAACAAAGAACACAGAACGCTCGAGGATGCTTGCTTTGAGGATTGGATGTTCCGGTGCCTCGATCCAAGCCTTGCGGATCACCTCAGCCTCTCGCTCAGCAGCAGGGTCAGTGCCGTGGGCTTGGCATACCAGCTCAAAGCCCAGGTCATGCTTGTCCTCATCCATCTGATTGTGGATCAAGGCCTCGAGGCAGCCAGGCACATTAGGAAGATCTTTTTCTAAACCCTGCTGTAGAAATTCTTTTACAGGCAGTTCCAAGTTGCGGAGAGCGAGCATCTTGTAGATGGTCTTTTCGCTGCCCTCTACAAGTGGACCCCGATCAACTGCCAAGGGAGTCCACTTTCGTTTTTGTCTAATAGCTTTTATGTAGGGATTCATTTATTCAGCACATGATGCACAAAAGTTGTCAGATGAGTCTTCGGGCTCTTTCTCAAAGATAAATTTATAGGCATCGTCCAGCAGATCTGTAACGCTGTCTTTGCGTTGCGTATCAGTCTGCACTTGCAAGCTGTAGTACATCGAGGTCAGAGATGAGTCAAGCCAGTCTTGAATCAACTTCTCGTCATACTGAATTTGATCGCTCCATGAATTGAAACTGTATCCATGGAACAGGCCTGTACGCTCGAGCATTTCGCAGATGCCAGTGCTCACGTTCCAGTAGGCCTGCCAGCCAACCTCCTCGGCAATCTCACAATCTGGAGGGTATGCGTAAGAGGTGACACCGAACGTGCCGCTATCGCGATCAACGTCACGTGCAATCGGAGGTGCTATCTCAGGGGTCGTTGTATAGCCACGGGCATCCCGATAGCGGTAGGCACATGTTGCTGTGGGCGCAATGGCGAAAGCGCGAAGCATATCCGCAGCACGGGCAACATTAGCCGCAGCAGAGATAGCCTCTTGGAATTTCGAGGCGAGCCGCCAAGCAGGGGTGGAGGGAACATCGCGATTGTTGATTACGTCATGCAGAGCTTCGCCAAAAGATGAATAAGTGACCTGCTCTTGTGCAAGCAAGTTGGCAAGGCCAATGAAGCCCATACCAACTTGACGATCATCTTTAGGGTTGAGGTATTCACCTGAGTCCTGAACACCCGTCTTGGCGTGCAGAGCTACAAGGTCTTTCATGACAGCAGTGAACGCCTCTGGAAGCTCATCTGGCGTGCATTTAGATAGGTTGCAGTGCTCTAAAAGACAAGTGCCCCGGCTGAGCAATGCAACCTCAAGGCAAACGTTAAATCGAATACGCCTGCCATATTGATCGTGCTTGACTTTGGCAAGCCAGATGTCGCCTTTGCGAATCCCATCGAGAAGAGATTCGCGTAGATCTACCTCCATGTCATCCCACCAGCTTTGGGTGAGATTGACGCAACGCTTTAGCCACGGAATCTCGTGACGTGGCATCTCAATGAACTCACGCAAGTCAGCATGATTTGCATCGAGGTGAGCAACTACAGCGCCTGCTTTGTGATAACCACCACGCCTAAGAACTTCATTCAGCGTTGAATACACTTTCATGAAGGGGCAGGGGCCAGCACTTATCAGCCCTTTGCCATTGTCAGAACCTGATGGACGTAGCTCACTTAGGTGTACTGCCACACCAGCACCATGCCTAAGGGCGTGTGAGGTGAAGGTGAAACTACTCTCTAGCCCGTCTTCGCCGGACATACTATCTGTGGGCACGTGAATCGTGCAACTGACCGGGTAACGGTGCTCTGGCGCATCAAGCCAGGACTGCACACGCCCAGTCCTCGCAATGTACTCTTTCATTACACTAGGTCTTGGAGATAGGGTTTTACATAATTAGGTCCTTTTGTGACCTTTCCATTCGCATCTTTGACAGGCTTGCCATCTACAAGCTTGCTGATGTTGCTGCGATGAACACGGTCAAGTGCTTCGTCGAGTTGCCATCCAGCACATGCAGCAAACTGCCAGATCACATAGGAAAGATCTGCAAGCTCTTTGAGAGCGTGCTCTCTAGTTTCAAAATCACGGATGCGCATCATTCGTTCATAAGCTTCGGTAAACTCCATGAACTCTTCGATGATCAGAGCTTTTTGCAGATCGAGGTCTGACTTGGAAAAGGAACCGATGGGTTGATCCATTGCAACACGGAATTGCAATGCTTGGCCCAGAAAGTCAGGCGGTAGGGTTTTTGCGGAGGAGGTCAATTTTTTTGGAGAGGTATGCGCGGGCTTTGAGAAGGTCATCAATCGCATCTTCACCAGGCTTTCGCCCAGCGCGGCTGATGTATTTGCAGACGTTGCCGAGGAAGTAATCAAGCTCAGCGTCTGCGATGTAGTCCCAGGTTTCTAGGACTCCAGTCTGGTAGTGCTTTGGTGAAAACTTAGTCATCGTGCGGTTCGAGTTCGTCTTCAATTTTTTGCATGAAGCCATCCATCCAGTCTTCCCACAGTTGGACGGAGACTGGGGAGTGCTTGTAAGCGCGTAATGCACGGAGGTTGTTCCTGATGAGGATCAACTCTTTAACAGTCAGCTTCATCCCAATGGCCGGTTTTAATAAGTTTCACCATGGTGTTTTGCAGTAGAAAAACTTGGCGTTGCAATGAGTCTGCAAGCAGACGTACATCCTCGATCTCTGCAATCTCAAGCGCATCTGAAAGCGTGCGCATTTTTAATTGCTGTTCGAGCGATAGCTCTAGGACTGGCTTAGGAATCATGGTGTGAAAAGAATTGGTTGTTGGTTTGTTTCGTCCCAATCACTTGCCTGCAAGATGCGAGCAAGTCTTAGATTGCGGAGTGCGTCTTCATGTGACAAACCAGCCTTCTCATACGCTTCGACGCAAGCAGGCCAGAACCCGTCTTGCGCTTTAGCAAGAATGGCCTGTGCTTTTTTCGGTCCGACGCCAGGGATTCCTTTGAATCCGTCAACTGAATCGCCTGTAAGGCACTGTGTGTAAAGCTGAAGCTCAGCATCCTCGGGTTCCACGGTGTACTCATCTTTGAGATCGAATTGACGGCAGGGGATCTGTTTGAGGTCCTTGTCTGGGCTAACCAGTACAAAGTTCGTGTCTTCGTCTTTGGTGCAGATGATGCCTAGAACATCGTCAGCCTCGATGCCTGCAATGGTGAGTGATGGCCATGTTTCCATTGCCCATTTCTTGAGGCGCAGGTAGCCAGCAGGCTTACGTTTTTTACGGTTTGATTTGTAAGCCGGGTCGATGTCTTTGCGAAAGTTGTGGCGGTCAGTCCACGTCAGCAATACATCTTTTGAGTCAAACTTTTCTTGAAGGTTGGTGATCTCTTTGGTGAAGACCTTCTGGCCTTCAGAGAGATTGCCGATGATGACCGTCAGATCTTCATCTAGCTCCAGCTCCTCCTCGGCTGCTGCTGCACTTCTAAAGCAAAAGAAGTCAGCATCAATTCTGAGCTGGGGTGGTTTTAGTTTCACGGTAGGTAAGCGGGTGATCAGCTTTGGCCCAAAAGTTCTTCAGTTCGGGTGGGAATCGATTACGAATCCACTGCACTCGCCATTGCGTGATGTCGCCGGTCGGAATGACCAGCACTGGAATCACACCCTTTGCAACTCGGTTGGTATTGCCATGCCAACCAGTACCAGAAGGTCGAGCCAGCTTCACGTCAATGGAGTACACCCCACCGTCAAGGGCCAGGATTATGTCGGTCTTACCTGTGCAGTTGAGGTTCTTGTAAACCTCTGCGCCTTTCCAAGCAGCTAGCAGGCAGACCCAGTGTTCAGCAATATCGCCTAAGCGACTTGGGCAAGCCTTAGTGGCAGTCTGCCCAGGTAGCTCCGATTTGAGCTTCTGCGTCAAGCTCACATCTAAATTGGTAGAAATGTTCAACGTCTTTAATTGCTGCGGTAACGAGAAACGCAGCACGTTCCGCATCTTCAGGCTTAACGCTTAACTGCATTTCATCATGGATAAATAACAACGGGTAGTAATCAATCCCAGCCTCTTGCAGTAATTCGTTCGCACGGATCACCCAAGATTTTGTGATGCAACTACCAGCCGACTGACATAGGTAGTTTGTGGCTGCGTACTTTTTGCCTTGCAGTCGAATAGGACGACCGTCAAGACCTGTCAGTACATCAGACTCAGCTCGTTCAGCTAAAGCAGAAGTAAGAGCAGCGAATCCATCGAGGCCATCCATGATGGCTTTGCGGATACGTTTACCCTCTGCGGCTGCTTTATCTTTCGATGCCTTTGCAGTCAGGCCGATGCGATAATTCGATCCTCCATACAACATTGCGTATGTGACCGACTTCCCAATCGAGCGAGAAGTCTTGTAGATCTCGCACAGCTTTGTATGGATGTCGCCTTCGACAACTTCCTTAGCAAAAGCTCGAGAATCGTACCTAGCTAAATAGTGGCCTAAGACCCGAAGCTCGAGCGATTTTGCATCAGCTCCGACCATAACTCTTCCCTCACCAGGACCGAACAATGCTCGGTATTCAGGTGCAGAATTTGTCTGGGCAAGGTTGGGACGCATGTGGATATTTCTCCCCGTGTTTGTATTAAGAACACAGGAGTGATGGATGCGCCCATCTGTGACGAGTTTGAGCCAGGCGTTCTGGCCCTCACTCAGTTGACCAAGAGCTTTTTGTAATTCAAGGATGCGTGCAAATTGCATCGCCTCCTCAGTGCCGATCTCGGTCAAAGTCTTTTCATCGATCTTTGGTCTTCCCGTATCGGTCAGCTCATTAGGTTCCCACTGGCGGAATTGCTGGAAGGCCCAGGCAATGTGGGATCGACTCGTGGGATTGAACTCACGTAGCCGACAGAAGGTGGCACCTTTGACGTACCCCTTTGTTTTGTTGTCTCGTGCAGGTGTGAACTCGCCACCATCCACGTCACGAAACGTGTTCTTCATCGCATTTGCTTTCTGCTCCAGCTCCACCCGGAGAGTGCTCTCCAGCTTGTGTGCCTTCGCTGAGTCGAAAGGGATGCCTTTCTCCTCCTGCCACGCCATTATTTTGGCGAGCTGCATTTCTGTGTAGATGGGCTTTTTGTACTGCTCAAGCTTGGGCTCGAACACACGGCACAGCTCAACGTTGGCAGCCACATCAGCCACGCAATAGTCGAGCATCTGTGGTGTGTACGTTGACCAGTCACCATCGAGTGACTTGCCGTACTCAGACTTGTGCTGGCCCAGACGGTGCCCCCATGACTCCAGTGAATGTTTCCCGTACATGCTGGCTGGCATGGTCGGTGGCTTGGATCTGAAGTCACGTTGCAGCATGTCCTGAAAGAACAAGCGGCTTAGGATCAACGTGTCAAAAATCTTGCCTTCTGGTTTGAAAAATGGGTAGATCTTTTTGATGACTGGGTAGTCAAAGTTGATCAGGTTGTGGCCCCATACCTCTTCAGCTACAGCAAGGATGTTGACGCCTGTCGTCAGTGATTCATGCTGGCCGGTGTCGTCATACTTAAAGACTTCACCAGTGTCCAGATCTTGCATGACGATGCAGTGGATGGTGTCAGCGTTGTGTCTGAAACCATTGCACTCGATGTCAGCGCAAACCCTCATCGACCTTTCTCCATGTTGTGAATAGCAGTAAGGGCGGCTTCCCACCATTCTTTTTGGACTGCTGTGATGCCTACACGGCGAGCCATCTCATCCACGTTCCGATCGAGAACCAGAACAGTGGGGTAGATCTTGAGGTTGTAAGAAGCAACCAACGCGCTGTGATTTTCTTTTTGCATGACAACAACGTGTTGCCGATACTCAGGGTGTTTCTCGAGAACTTCCTCGAGGTAGCCGTGCGCCTCTTTACAAGGCCCACATTGATCTTTTTTGAAAAAGATAAGTCGATGCGGTTTAGAAGTCTCCGTAGTCATTGGATGAATTCGATGTTTGTATTTCTGTCAACCGTCCTGTATCTGGGCTGTACGAAAGAATCGCAGCATGTCCAGTTACTCCAGAGTGCCTGTTCTTGTGGACTGTGACTTGCGTGGTGTTTTCTCCTGATGTGATGTTGCGAGACAGTGAAATCACGCAATCTGCTAGCTGGGCTATGGACGCCGATCCGCGCAAGGCGTTCATTGATACGGCTTGGCCATCTTCAAAACCTTTGTCACCTTGTGGACGACGTAGGTGTGAAACCACAATTAGATTTATGCCAGTTTCAGCCACAAAGCTTCTTAATTTTGTCATGACCTTATCTATAAGGCGGCGCTCGTCTGTGGCATCGTTGTCGCTGAGCAGAATAGAAATGTGATCAAGGATCACGAATTTCACATCACAGTTCAGCACCATGAAGCGCACATCAGCTAGGAGAGAATCTGCATCAACTGAGCCGAAACCGTCGCGCAGATAACAGCGTCCGCTGCCAAGAGAAAGATCAAAAGCTTTACTAAATTCCTCATCAGGTATTTGGTTGTTTAAGTGCAAGGGTTTATTGGCAGCAACGCTCATGATCCGTAGACCTGCACGCTTCATTGATTCTTCAAGGGGGATGTATAAAACCTTGAACCCTTGTTCAATCAAGCTGTAGCAGATCTCACCACATGCACTTGATTTGCCCACACCTGAACCGGCTGTCAGAACGACACATTCAGATAGGCGTAGGCCCCCAGTTTTGTCGTTGACACCTGGCCATGGATAATCGGCGTCTTTGCCGTGGAGTGGTGATTTGACAAGATCGAAGATTGTGCGCCCGTCGATGAGTGATTTGGGCTGATACTTCTGCTTGTTCCAAATGGCTTGGCGTATAGCCTCAGCATCGTTGTTTGCCAAGGCTTCACAGGCATCCTTGTAGTTGGACAGCCGAGCGATGTAGCACTTAGTCATAGCCGAACAAGTAGGCACATTCTTCGGACGCCTCGATACCAGCGGCGTCGTTGTCAAACATGAGGATCACCTCATCAAACCTTTGCAGCCATTTGAGTTGGGCTGTCAGCGCTTTCTTAGCGCCCTTTGCACCATTCGGTACTGATACACAAGGCCAGTTGGGTCTCGCCTGCCACGTTGCGCAGCAGTCAAGTTCCCCTTCGCAAACAACCAGCGTCTTACCACCTCCGAAAAGATGCTGTCCAAAAAGTTGTTGATCCTCGTTCTTACCAACCCAACTGAACTCTTTGTTTTGCGAACGTTTCTTGTAAGCAACAAGGCGACCGTTCGAGGAATAGTACGGGAACTGGACGTGTTTGCCATCCGCCGAAATTTTGACGTTGTACTTGCGCAGGGTGTCCTCATGAAGTCCTCGTGTTTTGATGGGTGCATAAAAGCCGTCGTAATTAACGAACGCCTTTGGTGGTGCGGTGTCTTCAGGCATGAAGTCATCAGGTGGTGGTTGCCAATATCCGCAAGAGAAACAAAAGCGGTGCCCATCGGAATAGACCCCGCACGCATCACTTGAAGAACAGCGATTACACGGCTCGTGCCGCAGAAACTCACTCTCTGTTGATGACGCAATCATTGGATAAGTCAACGTAGTCCTGCATTACTTGGATGATCACGTTGAATGGATACCCGTCGTCTTCTAGACGGGCCACCTCCTCATCGATCTTGATAAAGATGTGGTCGATGTTGACAGTCATTGGAACCAGTCAGGTGGGATGTTTGGAAAAACGCACCACTTGAATCCGTGCTTGTCGCACCAATCTCCGTAGCGTGTCTTTGATTTTTTCGAGAGCGTATTGTTACGTTGAAATATGAATCGAACTTCTAAGTCCGGTTGTTGAGCTTGAAGTGCAAGGTGCTTACGCCTATCACTAGGCGGGAAGAAACCCTTTGACTCCAAGACCAAGCCTGATTGAGTAATAAAGTCAGGCTTGTATTTACAGCTCAGTTGATATTCCCACGATTCAGCCTCGTAAAGAAACGGGATGTTTTCTTTCTCGAGGTATGCAGCAACACGCTCCTCTAAACCGGAGCGATAGCGCATCAGAAGTCGTAGCTCTCCACAGAAGCGGGCGTTGCGTCAGCCTTGGTGACTGCTGGGCTATCAGCTTTGAAGCCGTCAGCCGTGCCGAACATGTCTTTGATGTCATCGACCGTGAGGTTGCCGCTGTCGGTTGCTCCTGATCCAGTGACCAGTTCGATGATCTGGACACCCAGCACTTTGATCGTTGTGCCTGCTTTGGGTTTGGTGTAAGGCGTCTGCTGGCAGATCACCTTGACCTTTGTGCCCTTGCGAATAGATGCCTGAATGTCTTTAGAGACAACATCGCCTGACGTGTCTACGAACACAGGCCGCGGCCTTCCGGTATCACCGTCGAAGCTGTACTTGACTACATAGTCATCCGACCATTTTGGGTCTGTTGTTCGAGACGATCCAGTTTTAGATTTTGCCCACTCGAGTAGTTCCTCGCGATCTTTCTCGGCTTGCACCAGAACGCTTGCAGGAAGTTTGAAGGCGAACGAACAGTTGTTGTAAGTGCCAGAGGGTTCTCCACAGTTGACAAATCCTTCGAGTTCAGTAGTGAAAACGTAACGGTTTTTGGTCATTTGGATGAGATGCGGTTGAGTGCGATTGGGATAATTACGAGTAAGAACGCGGCCAAGAATGGTCCCGTCCAGACGAGTCTTTCAGCCATTTTTTGGTGTTGTTTGTTGGCGTTGGAAGGTCTTCAAGCTGTTGTTCAATCAGCTCAATCTCGTCCATAAGTTCTGCTAACGTTTTATTTTTAAGTGATACTTGTTTACACATCGTAGAAGATTTCACCTTGCAAATATCGTTCGTATTGATCGTCAATGAATTCATCATCGAACGATTCATCGCCGTGCGCTAACAAATAAGAGAACTGTTCGGGTGTGAGTAGTTCTAATTTTTCTTGCGCTAGATACTGGCGTTTGCCAGTTGCGTTAGTGGGATCCATCGGATAGCCAATAAAAAAGCGGCTTGTGGGCCGCTGGGGTTATTTGAATTCCACTGCCGAAACTATTCCGCGCTCCAACCTGAAACTAGCGCGTCTACCAATTCCGCCACATCCGCGTGGGGATCTCAGCGATTTGCTGACGACCCGAGCAAGGTAGCAGAGCGCCCTGAGAGGCCTTTTCCGGCCCCTCTAGTCGCCCCTAGACAGGGCTCAGAGGTTCCTGATGGCATTACGGCAGACCTTTTCGTTTGCTTTGGTGTAGCGCAGCACAGAGGTCACGTCGCGGTGGCCTGTGAGCCTGGCAATGGTGGCTGGACTTTCCGACTCCGCAAGCCAAGTGGCGAACGTGTGCCGGAATGTGTGCCAGTTGTGGCGTGGACTGAATTCGCAGTAGTCGCGGAGTTTTTTGAAATGTTTGAGCAGTTGGTGTCTGTCGTCCCAGCAGTTGCCAAACAACAACGCCCGTGCGGTGTGCCCTTCTGATCGCCGTTGAAGGATCTCCTCAAGGCGTGGGGCCATTGGCACCCAGTAGCAGTTGCCTGCCTTGGTGGGGTTGTCAGGGCGACCACCAACACCGATTCGATTCATGTCCCAATCGATGTCACCAACTTGGGCACGCATCAGGTTTGCTTGACGCATCCCTGTGTAAGCAGCAAAGACGATGGCATCGCTCATGTCCTGCCACTCGAACATCTTGCGAGCGGTGAGTGATAGCTCTTCGACCTGATCCCGAGTGAAGTATTCGGGTTTGATCTCGGCTTCTTTCAAGTTGGGGAAGTCAGGGACTTCGATGTCATGCAGGCCAGCACGGCGAGTGCTGTTGATGACGGTCTTTGCCAAACACACCACCCTGTTTGCGGTAGCGGGAGCCCACGTGGGGTGCTCATCTTGCAGTTCATTCCTGAACTCAATCCACCATGCAGCCTTCTTGAGTCGCGTTAGTGGAAGTGACTTGCCACAATAATTAGTGACGTGTTTGCAGTTGATCTGAAACGTCTTGGCTTGCGCCTGACGCCGAGCAACGTTCTTCCAATGCCAGTCGGATGCCTGGCCCCAGGTGCTAACTGAATCAGTCATGGAAAGAGGATGCGTTTGAGTTGAGCGACGAAGTGTTTGCCCTTTGGCGTGAGGAAGATCCTCCAGCGCTTTTGGTCATACGGGTCGCGCTCGCGGTAAACGAGGTGCAGGCCGTCCTTGCCTGTGGTGGTGTTTTTCGATCCCAGCCATGAAACATTTCTGCTTACAGAGCTGCGGGTAAGGACCGTCGCTTCAGTTAGGTCTTCCTGTAGAACGCCCTTCTCTTGGTCTTGGCTTGCGATGTAGATGAGCACCACTGCTAGTTGCAGCGGGAACTCGCGGAGACCAGTTTGTCTGAGCTGTTCGAGCGCAAGGTAAAAACGATGAAGCTCGCTGTCAGCAGGATCGGGCGACACGGGACCGAACAAGCAGTTGAAATAAGGTGTCGCGGTCATGGGGGTTGTCCCATTAACGCAACAAGCGTAGCTTGGCTGGGGTTTGTCGTCAATCGATCACAGAAGGATCGATCGTCAACTCCCAGTCAAAGCACGACTCAAGATACTCGCCAACCACGGCTAACGCCTGAGCCTTATCCGTATCGTCATCTTGAACGTATCGCATGATGCGATTGACAAGCGTTTCATTTTCTTCCATCAGCAGAAAAAATAAGTAGAAGTTCGGACCTGCTTTATGTCGAGCGTGTTTTGTATCAACCCGTCAGGCACCACAGCACCTAAATCAGCCGCCCAACGCTCGAGCACAGGTTGGGAATACATGGATGAGAATCGTTCTCGTATCAAACCAGAAAGTTCATCCATATCTGAACCCCTTGCAAGACAACAATCGTGGATGACACCAAACGGTTTGTGAAAACTGTTGGGTTCAAACACAAGATGCAATAGGGCTGCATCCCAGCTATGGACAGCGTTTGGCATGACTGCTGACACATGGTGATCAACGTCTGGGTCGCCCCATCCATCACCGAGCGTCGTCTTGACAACGCTGCCCATCAATCTGGTTTTCACCAGCTTGCATTGGCTTTTACGAAGGTCTTGAGTAACTACAAATCCTGATGGACTTGTCCACTCAATGTGTTCATGAGTTTCGAGCCTTTGTTTAGCGACTGTTTGCATCCATTCCATGACCCGCATTGGTCCGGGGAAAACCTTTGGCTGGGCATGTTTGTAGATAGCTGCGACTATTTGAGATAGGACGCCTGGGCGGGATAGGTCACGGCCTTCTTTGAGAAGGGCCTCTCGAATGTATTTTCGAGCACTAGTTTGTGTCCCTGAATACACTCTGACCATCGTCGCCCTTTTGGTAATCTTTCGATTTAACCAGCATTTATACTCATCATCGACGTAATCTTTAGCGGCTTCAGCAACTGCTGCATAACCGTCTTGAGGCTTATCGCCATCAATAAGGTTGACCAGTTTGCCGTTGATGTCGCTTGTGGCTGCGCAGAGATGTTGGTAGCCGCTTTGGGTGGCGTCGATGCCGATTGGCTGAAAACTCAGGTTTGTGGTTTTGGCAATGCAGGTTTCGTAGTAGCTGAAGCAGGCACTGAGAAAGCACCAAGGTTCCGCAGCAGTAGCCCACAGGTCACGATGAGTGATTGGTTCGGTTGCGATCTTGGTGATCAGTGCCGTGTTTTCTCTTGCCCATTTGACACGTTCAGCCATTGAGGCTTTGTCCAGTCCGAAGCAGTTAGCCACGTTGAAGGCCTCCCAAAATTCATTGACTGGACTTGCTTCTGCGAAAAGCAGCAGAGCTTTGTCCGCGTCCGTGCCTTGAGGATTCAGCACTGTGGGCAAGTAGTACATGCGCCCCCGGTAGTCCAGGCTGGCCGGATACCAGAGGGTTTCTCCTCGAAACTTGCGTGCTGTGTAGATCAGTTCGCTTGTTCTCCAGTTGCGCTGTTGCAACTGAGCGTTCTCATCTTCACGGCGGCGACGTTCGATCTTGTACGTCTTAAGTTGTTCAGGCGTTGGGTTTTCGCCTGGTGATGCTGGCGGCGGCAGGGCTTCTTGTCTGACGAATTTGCCGATGCTGTGGAAGTTCTCGAAGCAATGCTCCATCACATCCAGCACACGGTCATTCAGTTTCCAGGCAACACACTGCGCAGCATTGAGCATTGCAATGGGCACCTCTCCCTGCATACTTGGCCCCAATTTTTTTGAGGCATTGCGCACCATCGGATTGGCATCACGGACCTCTGATAACAGGTATCCGCCACGCTCTTTGTTAGACCATGGCAATGGTTCGCACACCATGGGCCACTGCACAAAAGCAATGTCGTCCGCTCGTTCGAGAATGGCGTCTCGCATTTGCATGAACCCCTCTGTGTAGTTCCAGACGTTGAGCCGTTGGCGTGGTCTACTGATGGTTTTTTTGACAAGCCAGCCAGTAGCTTCGATGAGGCAATTCACGAGATAAAACCCGATCTTGTGTTTTTCGGTGCGAGTCCATGCTTTCCATGTGATCTCGTTCTTGTTAAACACACGCCTCAGAACGGTCTCGCGTTGTTGCGTGCCCGATGCGGCATGAAATGATTTTTCGATCTCGCGATAGAGACCGGGGTTGGACTTGAAGTAAAAGTCCAGGCGCAGTTGCTGTTGGATTGCAGCTCCCACAGCCACAGTGAGCTGTGCCAGCTTTGGCTGCGCTTCTTTGCCCAGCACGTCCAGGCATTTCTTCATCGTCAGCAGTGCCAGCACGGAGTGGTCGGCACCCTTCAAATGTTTGATGATCGTCGCGGCATCCATGCCAGCTCTGCCTGAGCTGAGTGTGCCGAGTCGTCGTTCAATGTTGTCAGCCACTTTCCCGATGTGGGATTTAATGGCTTTGCGACCGTAGACAGTTGATGACCCATAGCTCCGCTCGTGAGCGGTGCGGGTTTGATTACTGAGACGGTGACGTGCTTCTGTTTGCGCTTGTGTTTCTCGCTGGAGCTGCCGAGCGATCAGGGGAAACTGATCGTGGAGTGGCAATTACCGCGTTTCGATGACGTGAGTGATGGTGTCGGCCTGGACCCATGGCACGTCACGAAGGACGCGCAGGATGCAGTCAGCCTTATTGTCTGCCCACATTTCAACGACTTTGATGTCGCCGTTAGGTCTGCGAGCATGGACCTCGTAACGGTGGCTAGTCATTGGTGGCGTGATGAGACAGGCGGTCTAAACGCCAAATGATGTTGAGTAGTTGCGTGGATGTAATCAAGCCATGGGCTCGATCGCGCAGTGCCTGACTGGAAAGTTGAGTAATCCCCGTGTGTGACGCAACTGTATGGCTTCGTGTGTGGGATTGTGTAGCGACTTGAACAGACGTAAGGGGTCTTAACGTTTGCTTCTCATTTTCCATTGGCCGGAGTGGTCGCGATAGGGCTGGAATAGTTCGAGGCCTTTGGCCTTTGTTTCGATGAAGCTTGAAAGTGCTTCTCGTGTTTTTTTTGAATTGACAGGCGGAACATCGAAGAACAACTCTTCTTGACGCCACTGAAACATTGAAAAAATAGGCATGGTGTTTCAAATGAGTTGGGTGCCCGTGTATTTCGGCCCACGGGCGAGGCGACTTGGGCTGTAGCAGTGCGGTCCCCTCGTAAACCGCACCTCTTAAACAGCACCCTCGGCCCAGCAGTTGCTGGGGTGTATCGGGACGGAGTGGCCGGGTTGTATCCCCCGGCTTCTGCCCCGATGCACACAAGATGCGGCATTGTTTCGTTAGCGGCAATGGAAGAAACAATGAAGATGGCCACGGAGTAGCCGTGCCGACTGATAACTTCCCCCGCCTGTGCCGCAAGACGTGAGAGATAGCAACGCTAGTGGGAATGGTCGATGATGTAATCACGGTTTGACGTGAGCATCCCCATCACCGCGTCCACGGTGTCTTCAACCAGCAGGTTCCAGTCCTCGTAAGGCTGGCCGCATTGGTGGCCGTGCATGTCAAAGATGCAGTAGGTGGTGCCTATCTCGTCTTTGGTTTCGACGATCTGGCAGCGTGTGGCGTTTTTCAGCAAGGTTGCGTATTCGCGAACGCCGAGCGTGGAATAGAGGTGTGGCATGGTGGTCAGCGAGCAGAGCGGAGTTCGATGTAGAGGCGGTCCATCAGGCCTTGCCAGTAATAAAGGGATTCTTTTTTGTCGTCTTTGGCGTGGTCGCGCACGAACTCCCGCAGGGCGTGGAGGTCGGTGGTGGTCAGTGCTCTAAAACGCTTGTCAGTGGTGGATGCGATGGGCATGATGTGGAGACGGAGTGGCAGTTACACGGAGTGGCAGCGCAGGCGTGAGTGATGTGGTACGCCTGTACTACCCATGACTAGTACCGATGTACTACTAGTATAAATACCTAGAACAGGTGTACTATAGTACATGTACTAGTAAAAAACCCCCGCAAAATGCAGGGGTTATATGTAAAGAATCGGGGGCCTAAACTTGCCGGGTATGTGTCATCAACTGGACACGATGCGCGGCGCACATTGCATGGAAGGGCAACAAATCAAGGCGGGGATCTAACGCATTGGCTGCCCTGTGCCGTAGCTGTTGATGGGCCACGAGGTAGGCGTCTGTCGCGTGTTGTCCTTGTTCTGCTGCTCTCTCCTGCGCGATGCGGTGCATGTTTCCCAAGGCGGTGTAAAGGCCACGGGTAGACAGTGGCCCCCATAGGTGGGCGTGATCTTTGCGGTTGATCATGATCAGACAGGGGAGAAGATGGCATAGGTGCAAGCGCCCTGATAGATGGAGAACCATCCATCGCAGCTAAAGACGCCATACCAAACCCGATCCCAATCGATGTATGAGACGAGGGAATCGGTCGGCATCTGTCCCGTCTGTTCGTAGAAGTCCTCGGCAAAATCAGCCTCTGATTCAAACGTGCCTTGGTAGGCGTCGTTGAACTCGTCAAAGCTCACGGCTTGCCCGATGTGGTCGCAGTACTCGCGGTAGGTGTCGCCTTCGTTGCCGTTGCCTTCACACTCCTGCCAAGTGGTGACCCATTCGGCCAAGGCCTCGAGGTCTGGATGCTCATCTCTGAGAATCGCGGGGATCCCTTGGAAATCGTGGACGGCGTACTCCTCAGCGTTTGGAACCGGGGAGGTTTTCAGCACGTAGTCGATGCCGGCTTGTATGTCGCTGGCGTCAAGCCTCGGAACGTCTCCAAGGTTGAGCCAAGCGCCGTGCAAGTGGCCGCTGTTGTAGCTGGCGAGGCAAGCCACATAGATCGCAGGGCCGGAGGTGGCCTTGCTGCAAATGGTGGGCCGTTCAATGGTGGTTGCGGTAGTGGTCATGATGGAAAGCTTAAGGAGGGTTTGGGAGCTGTCAAGCGGTGCAAGCTTGTGAGCCCCTCAGAGAGCCCGCTAAAGGGCTCTGGGAGAGGGTCTTGGGCTGTTAGTGGGAATGAACAGACAAAGCTTCAAGGCGTGCCTGTTGGAGTTTCTCAAGGTCAGTGGCGAGGGTCTGGGCTGCGTGGTTAGCGAAGAACAGGCCGGCCATGGTGGCCACGAGATAGAAGCAAAAGAGGCGCATGGTGATGAGTGATGGGTATCAGAGAGCGTCGGCATTGAGCAAAGCGGTCAGGCGTTGGTCCTCTGCGTGCTGCTCGTCGCGTGCGACTTGTGCCTCGTACTCGTGGACCTTGAACTCCGTTTCGCTGATGAGATCTTCGATCGACTCGAAGGGCTCACCATCGCAGCCGTGCATCTCGTGGCATTTGTTCCCGTAGGGATCCATGACCCAGAAGCACAGCTCACCGTCCTCAACAGTGACTTTCACGTAGCAGCCGGTGGCGTCCTCAAGGCGGGCGCTGTAGCTGTTCCATGCGTCACGGGCTCGGCCGGTGCGGATGGTGGTTTCAACGGATGACATGGTGGTCATTGGTTGGTGTTGCGGTAGTGGGATTGAGCGGGCAACGGTGTGGGCTGCTCGCTTGTCCCTATTATTGCCGCACTGTTGCGTTAGTGGGAGCACTGCTCAAGAACTTGTAACACTTTGTCATAAGTCTTCAGCATTGCTCTCTAGGTCCAGCGGTGACAGGTACGCCCGCAGTCGCTCGTCAAGGATCCATTCTTGGGTGATCGCGTGAATCCTGAGGCACAGTTCCAGCGCGTCGTCGTCTGTCTCGAGGTCCACGTCGTCGGGAATCATGTTCACGAAATCCTCGATTCGTTGCCATTGTTGAACGACCGATTGAATCATCATTCTTTGCATAAACTCTCGGCCTGGTTTGTAATACTTTCTCTTGCTCATGTTGTTGTTAGTTAATGAACACCGAACGCCAACAGATCAGGGGAGGGAGACGCGGGCCTCGCGGGCGGGCGGCTGCCCGTGCTCGCGTGCGCGTGCGCGTTACCTGTTGCCCGCGTGATCCGTGCCGCGCTAGATCGGGGAACTAGCACCATCCCTTGCGGCGCAGTGGATCTTGATGGCCCCCACCCCCTGCCTAGGCAGATATACCCACCCCCCTCCGGTTTTTCCACAGGGGGAGGGGCTACGGGGGAGTCGCGGCGGCGCGATATTGCTGTATCCCTTCACAAATTTTTGTTGTTTTACTCGGGATTAGTGCCCCCGAAGCGTGGAGCAATCTCGTCTATGCCCACTGAGTGCCCCTCCAAGGCCGCTCTAATGCTCTTTGCTAGGTAAGGGTTACCCTTCTCTTCCACAGCCTTTAGAGCCGCTTGCAGACGCCTGCGACGGTTGTTATCTAAGTTAGACATTAGTCTCTACTGGTTTAGTTTCTTTCTCAGCCCTCTCATATTTCTCGATCATTTCATCACACCAATCCCCAATAGCTTTGACGGTTGGCGTGAACTTGGCAGTACCAAATGCCCGTTTAACGGTTATTCGGTCTCTACACACAACAGCACGTTGTTTGTAATAGACGACGAAATAGTTGAGTTCTATTTTATTACGGTGATATTCAACTTGTACTGAGTTATCACCACCGTTATCATACTTGTAGATCATACGGTTATAGGGGTGAGGTGAAATACCTCACGAGAATATATGTACTGTATAACCGCTCTGTGGTGGGTGGTTGATATTCATCAACACCACCGCAATCGCGGTGTGCCTGTGGACTTAAAAGTCCTACGGCCTGCGGCCTGTGATTGTTGTCATTTTTATACAGAGAACATCCCGCCTGCAAGGATGTAATCGGGAATGAGGTGTGTCATTCCATAAGTTGTGGGTGGGTTGGAAAAGACCCTCTGAAAAGAGATCGAGAGGGTCTAAACACCGCGTTTATCCACACAGGAGAGCACCACTTCTCCTGCATACATGGCCCTACTGTCTATCGGACCTTATCAACCCAGTCATAGACACGGTTTGGGGTGATCTTTGCTGCATTGAACGTGCCGCCTGTCACAAGGATGTCTGTGGCTGCTTGTGGGTCATTGTCAAAGGCATCCATCATTGCCTGCCATTCCTGGTTACGGCGGAGGGCTTGGGACTTGAAGGCGGACTGAGCAAGGGCGTCGATGTAGTAACGACAGCCGAGGGCTAGACAGTCAGCACGGTCGTCATGACGGACAGCACCGACCTCTCGGGTCATACGGCTTAGTTGCGTACCGAGCATGTACTGGATGCGTTTCTCTGGTGGTTCTTTGGGATTAGAGGCGTAGTCCCATTCCCAGACCCGAGGATCGACGATGAGCTTGTGTTGGTTCAGGATCGGCTCCAGAGTGTCGATAATGCGCTCTTCCTTACGGGAGGTCACACGCACCCCTTCAAGGGCCACAGAGGCTCCCTGCTGGGTCACGTGGCGCTTAAACAGCTCGAGGATCATGCCATCCCCGAAATTTTCTTCTACGAGGAGTGTTGTGGCTTTGTAGTTCTTACAGAGGCGGACAATATCGCTCAGGGTTTCATCGCTATAGCCGTCTCTATAGGCCTTCATCCTGCGAAGGAAAATGTAGCCATTAGCTTGGCTAAGGACGGTGGCCACACATTCGTCTTGACCCTTCCCCGCAGGGTCACACGCCACAATCGTCTCAGCGTAAGGAATTGCTGCCTCGTCAATAAACATGGGGCGATAGAAGCGGTCACCAGGAAGACCGACAGGATTGAGGTCGCCAATGACATACCGAGGATCAGAGGACCACACATATCTTTCAGCACACTCGTCTCCTAAGGGTGTAACGATCAGATCAGCAAACTTGAGAGGGAACTTCTCAGCATCGCTAAGGGTTGTATTGAGTTGGAACTGAAGTTGGAAGTTAGAGCGACCCATAGCCGCTTCACGTTCATTCAGATCGAAGTCCGTAAATCGTGTGTCGGTGGGTGTCCCCGTCTCCACTCCACGCTCAAGATCTGCGACAAGTTCTGGAGCGAGGTTTCCCGCGTAAGGGTCTGCGGACTCTGGATAGCGTGCAGGCCACACGTAGGGCCTGTACCCGCGAGTGGATAAAGTATTGTAGACAGAGAAGCTTGATTGTGGAGTACCGAGGAAAAGTATTCGCGAGTTGTCATCAGGAGTCAGAATAGATTCGGCTTCTGTGCATAACTGAAGCAGCTTTGATCTTTGGGCATCAGTGGCTGCATTGAGGGGCACCTCGATGTCATCAAAGACCAAAAGATCGGCCCTCGAACCAGTCAAACTGGACGTGATTCCGCCACTCTTACAGCTTGGTGCCTGGTGAGGTTTTGCAGGGCCTACATCAAAACTTATACGGCTCCATCGTTGATCGTCGCTTCTCGGTGCCAGATGGTTTAAGAAGCTGATGTCGGAGATGAGCTTCTGACAAAATATCGAGAAGTTGTCGGCGCGTTCTTTGCTCGCACTGACAACCAGGATTTTTACATCCGGGTCTCGGTAGAGGGTCCATAAAACAAATGCAGAGGTAATCCAGCTTTTGCCTACGCCTCGAAAGGCTTGTATCTGTAAACGTTTAGGCCCATGCTGGAGATAAGCAGCAATGCC